GGTTCTGCTGGATCGCGTACGTACCGCTGTCCGTGGAGAGGGCCGTGGTCACCTTGCCGTAGAGACTGGTGATCAGAACCTCACCGCCGGCGACGGTGAACAGCGGGGTGGTCGGGTTGCCGGAGATGGCGCCCGTCGCCTTGGAAACCGGTCCATCGCCGAGTACGGCCCGTCGGTAGGCTGCCGCCTGGTTGTAAACGCTCATCAGACGACCTCCTTACGCCACGAGGCTGGACTTGAGGTTGGACGGCTTCCGCATGACGTGGAGGTCGTGGATGATCGCCACGCACGTACCCGCCGAAGCGGTGCACTGCACGCGGTCGTAGCCGGCAGCAAGCTGGGAAGCTCGGACCGTGATCACGTAGCAGTCGTTGGTGGCGGTCGCACCGTCGACCACGTTCTGGTCTGCCGTCTGGGTGACGGCCGTCCAGGTACCTCCCACACCAGGCCCGATGTGCGAGTACACGTTGTCGGCCTCGTCGAGGTCGATCTCCGAGTTCACGCCCGTGGAGTCGGTCTGGGTCAGCGTGAGGGTGTGGGTACCCGCGTCCAGGAAGGACACGAACGACACCGCACCAGCACCGCTGAGGGGGATGTCGAGACCGGAAGCCTCGGAGATGACGTTGAACTCGGCTCCGAGTCCTGCCATTGCGTGCATCGCTGCACTCCTAACGTGGCATAGTTTGATCCCAAGGGCGCCAATGCTCGGGAACTCCCACAGGGTGTGGAAGGTAGCCCCCTCGTCCAGATCCGACCTGGTCTCCCTACCGAGTAGGGCGCTTGTCGTACAAGCTACGGGGGCCCGGCGACGAGAGGGGTTGAACAACCCGCCGCCAGGGGTACTTCAGATCACGCGCGGTCGTCCAGCTGGACGAACGGGGAGAGCGTGGCCGAGTTGTTCCGCGGGGTGATCGCGGACTCGACCCACGGCCGGCCGTCGTTGCGCTGGATGACGCGGTACGTGGTCTTGTCGGAGGTGAACTTGACGTGAGGCGAGGAGTCGACCGTCATCATCTGGCGGTCACCGATGAGGTACATGCCGAAGTCCACGAAGGACAGGTCGCCCTGAGTGCCGAGCGCGGCCGGCGCCTTCTCCGTCATGATGACCGGGCGGCCGAGGAGGGTGAGAACCGGGGCTCCCACACCATCCGTCAGCCAGACAGCCGACCCGCCGGTACCGACGGTGAGCGCCATGGTGGCGAGCTCCACGAAGGTGTCGGGCGACGCGAGCCAGACGGCGCGGTTGATCGAGGACGGGAGCATCCGGGCGTACATCCGGATGACGTTCTCCCACACGATCGTGTCGGCGATCTGGTTGGTCTCCTTCGGGACCACGATCAGGGAGCCGTTGTTCGCGTGGAGCGCACCCAGCGGGGCACCGGCACCGTTGGCCGTGAGGAAGTCGACGTCCTCGTAGAAGGCCATGGCCTCGGGGAAGACCTCGCCGATGAACATGCCGAACGCGCCCCAGTCGCGGACCAGCTCGTTGGTCACGTGGGCCAGCGCGGTCTGCTTGGTCGCCTCCAGCTTGAGGCTGCCGAACGAGGCCTCGGACTCGTTGAGCTCCTCGCCCTCCTCGGTCCGGTACACGACGACGCCGCCGTAGACGGACGACACGCGGGAGGTCTCGTCGATCTTCGGGAAGCGCAGCGTGGCCGACGACATCGGGATGATCCGGGCCCGCGGACGGACGATGGACTCGCCGAGCGAGAGGCGCGACAGCTCGCCGCGGAACTCCTCGGGCACCAGGAAGCCGCCCTCGGCGCCGACCTTCTCCTGGTAGTTCTGGATCTCCTTGAGCTGCGCGGTCACCTCGTCGGACTTGACGCCCTGGTGCCAGACAGCCTGCAGGTAGGACGGGAGGTCCGGGAACATGCCGTCGAGCTTGGCGCCGATCGCGCGGGGGTTGCGCACCTTGTGGTAGCCGTTCGAGCCCGGGCCGTTGTACGGGTCCAGGTTCAGCTTCTTGACACCGCCGGCGTCGGGGTGGTCCTTGAGGAACTCGGTCAGCGCGGCGTTGGTCATCTCCTTGACCTGCTCCGCGATGGTCTTGTCGGCGTCGTTCGCGGCGCGGACGTAGTTCTTGATCAGGTCCTTGAACGAACCCTTGGCGATCATGTCGTTGACCTTGTCGCGGTCCTGGAGAACGAGCTCCAGCTCCTCGGCACTGGTCGGGATTGCGGTCGTCACTTGAGGGCCTCCTTCACGGCCGAGAGCAGGTCGAAGTCCCAGGTCGCCGGACCTTCCGGCTCCTCTACCTCGACGTGGTTACTGACAGGGGTATTGGCGCGGTTGTTGGACTTCTTGAACCGCTTCTTCTCTTCCTCGGTATACGGCTTACCGGGGTTCTCGACGCCAGCGATACGGTCGATGAGGCCCGCAGAGAGCGCATCCTCAGCGCTGTACCACGTACCGGCCCCCCCGTCCTTCTGCATGGCTGCGCGCCATTCGTTGGCTCCCACACCGGAGCGTTCGGCGTAGATGCTGGCGATGTTCTCCGACGTGTCGTCCAGCAGGTCCGCGAGAGCCCGAGCGGCAGAGGCATCACCCATGACAACGCCCTGCGCGTCGTGGATCATCATCCTCGCGTTGGGCTCCATCACACGGTTGTCGGCGCCCTGCACGATGAACGACGCCGCGGACGCTGCGAGAGAGTCCACGTACGCGGTCACGTTCGCCGGGTGGTTCCGGATCGCGTTGTAGATGGCGATGCCGTCGAAGACCTGGCCACCCTCGCTGTTGATGTGCAGGTCGATGGCCGGCGTACCGATGGCGTTCAGCTCGTTGACGAAGTCCTGAGCCGTGACGCCCCACTCGCCGATCATGTCGTACACGTAGACCTGAGTGGTGGCACCCTGATTCTTGATGTCGTACCACCGACGGCCCGTTCCCGACTGAGACTTGGCCGTCATCTGGCGGAGCTTCTCGGCCTGCGCGGTGAGCTTATTGATATCCATTACACCCCCACGGTTGTCTCGTTGGGAACAGCCGGAGCTGAGGTCGGGCGGGTGGAACGCATCGGCGGCAGACCCGCGACCATCGCGGCATCCTCGGGATGCACTCCAGCATCCACAAGGTCCTTGTAGGTCTTGGCCTTGGACTCGCGCTCCTTGTTCTCCTCTTCCTCGTTCTCCGGTGTGGGGTCGCAGTAATCGAACTCGTACAGGTTCGTGGACCCGGGGAACAGGGGGAGGAAGTCGTTGTTCAGAGCGGACTTGAAGCGCTCCAGGCGGGGGATCTGCTGACGCTTGGCGTACACCGTATCGGCCGCTAGGGCCTGTGCCAGGTTCACGTCATCAGACTGCCCCAGGATGAACTTGTGGATCCCAAACGCTTCCCGAATCAGATCTCGGGACATGTTCACGAGACCGGTGAACTCCATGTCACGGTTCGTGTACTTGCGGTCGATCCACTCCACGTCACCCTCAAGGATGGCAACGCGGTGAGCAGCCGCCACACCCTGGTGCTGCGAGTTCCAGCGCCTCTTGTGCCGGCGCCACTCGTCGTCGTCCAGCTCACGCGAGAAGTGGACGATTCCGCCGGGCTCAGCCCCGTTGTTGAAGAAGTTCCGGTTATAGTCCAGTGCCGCACGGTAGCCGTGAAGCGTGGACATCAGGGACTGAACAGGACCCATCCCGCGGTACATGTCCATCGGGTTAGGCATGCGGAGCTGGATCACCTGCTCGGCGTCCAGCGGCACCTCCTCGCCGTCAGGACCCACATAGATGTAGCCCAGAAGGAACTCGGTGGGATGCTTGACCGGGAAGATGCGGTCCGGGCGAACCGGCCAGATCTCCGTAGGTCCAAGACCCGGAGCTCGCGGGTCGGTGTAAAGAACCCACCAGCCCTCACCCGTGAGGTCCACGTGCTGCTGCTCGGTCTCTACGAACTCGGTCCTGGTGAAGAAGCGGTTCGGCTTGTTCCACACCACCAGCGCAGGGTGCGCGGTGACTTCTCGGCGGTCCTCCTTCTTACCGGAGGCCGACTTGCGGTACAGCTTCCAGTCCACCGAGGCGACGGAGTTGGCATTGGTGTTGACGATGGAGTACAGCGTGGACACAAGGCCCATCGTCTCCATCATCCTCTTAGGGTCAGCCTGCTGTCCCGCGGAGCTCCACATACGGGACCACGCTGAGCGGCCCCCTGACTCAGAACGCGAGACGTACGGAGTGGGGACCTTGTTGAAAAGAGAGGACAGCGGCTTCACGGCTACTCACTACCTCCACTCAACGAGTCCAGGACCAGAAGGGAAACACCGATGCACAGGTACCCGAAGGTCGGGTTCCAGTCCCAGGCGGCGTAGTCGATGAAGCCGAAGCCGACCAGGTAGAGAACGGTTCTACGCAGACGAGCGTACCACAGAAGGCTCCGACCCGTCAACGTGCCGGCGAGAGTTCCCAGAGTCACCCACAACACGGCGAGAATCGGCTTCCGTGTCTTCTTCTTGCGCTGAACCTCGGTCTGGAGGTGCTCACGCTGCGCCGCGTATGCCTCCTGGAATGTCAATGCCATGATGTCCAACCCCTCAGAAGTGTCGGTCTGCCCTTGCTCCGCCTACCAGGTCGATCTCGGCTACCACATACCTCATGGTATCACAGCCGTCGTCGTTCTCCTTGAGCGGCGCCTCCTTGGTCTTGCTGTTGCCCCATACATAGCTTGGGATCTCGTCTGCCAGGCACGTCGGCTTACCTTCACCCTGGAGCTCACGGTCCACCTCAACGATGGAATCCTCCAGGATGAACAGCCTAGGCTTGCCATCGCCCTGCAACTTGAGCCGGCTCTCTACTGCCTGGATACCGTCAGATACGGTCTTCTTAGCCGGCTTGGTTGCCATACCAAGGTGCTTCTCTAGCGTGGCTCTGTCTTCTGCCTGATGGTCGGTCAGGATCGCGCGCGGCTTAGGCTCATTCCACACCCAGCGATCGGTCTTCTCGTCTCTGGTCCGTACCTGAGCCAGCGCCGTCTTGGCGTGGTCCTCGACAAGGCGTTTGGACATGTGGATCTCACGGTACATGAACAGCCGGCCATCAGGGTCCTTCGCCCACATCTGTAGGACGAACGGGTGGACAAACCCGAAGTCAACGGCCCAGTATCGCGGCCAATCCTCAGGGATCGGGAACCTAGGCACTACATGGAGCGCAGGGTCGTAGGACTCATAGATGATGCCCTCGGCAGCGGCCCACTTGCCCTCAAACAGGCGAAGCCTTTGGAGACCCGTTAGGGACTTCAGCATCTCAAGATAAGCTAGTCCCGCTTGAGTAGGTACGCCATCCCTAGAAAAGTAAGCGGGGTTATCTTGGTGTCTGCTGTGCAACATGCGCAACGTTGACTTAGCGCGCACGAGAAGCCAGTGAGTTGGGCCCGACGGGTTACAGGCTCCCATGATCTGCTGGAACGAGATCCGCCCATTACGCAGGCGGGTCATCAAGGTGTTCCAGTCCTTCTCACTTACCTCCGTGGTCTCGTCCACGAAGATAAGGTCATACTCCGTGGACAGGACCTTGTCGGGGTTGTCCATACCGCCGACGTTGATAATGGACCCGTTCTCATACCGGTAGCCAGCCGGCTCTTGCTGGGATCCCCCATACCACACCACAGCACCAGCGGCGATCGCTTCTTTCGCCACCTTCTCCCGGTATGTGGCCAAACTACTAGCGGTCAGGGACACGGCGGTCTTGCGGACGATCAGGGCCTTCACGCCAGGTGTCATGAGGCAGGCCAGGTGGATCTTCGTCAGGCACACACGGCTCTTACCTGTACCGGCTGGGCCCTCGAGGATCACCTCCGATCCCCGATAAGCCATGAACTCCTTGGCAGCACCACGGAACTCGGCCTTATGGACCAGAACGTCTTCCTCCACACCCAGCGTGGTGCTCATGTCAGGTCGTCCAGGTTCACGCCGGAGATGTCGTACCGAGCAAGCCGGCCCTTGATCTCCTGCTTGGTAGGTGCATCTAGGCCCAAGAGCTTGGCCTCACGCTCCCACAGCTTGACCAGGCTGGACACGGCATCCTTGTCGCCGTACTCCAGGGCATCGTCCACCACTGCCTGGACCACTCGACGGATCTGATCCACTCGCTCCTGGACGATCTCCTCCCGCGTCTGCTGGGGAATCTCCTCACGGACTCGGCGGATGATTCGAGAGACCTCCTGCTGGCTAATCTCCAGCTCTTCGGCCACCTGCTCCTGCGTCCAGCTACGGACGGCATAGAGTTCCCAAACCCGGCCGTTTCGGCCCTCCAGGCGTTCGCTGAACTTCCTACGCGGCACTTTACACACCACCTCTCGGACTTTACTCCCTACTACCTTACACCCCACCTAGCACCGTGGTCAAGAGCACCCATAACACGGCAGCCTTGTATCTCCACACCTGCTGCTCGTTGTCCCAATAGTCCATGTTCTCTATCTCGTCACAAGAT